ATCATCAATGTTGTGTTTACCAACTTGGGATCTGGACACTTTAAGTAGTCCAAGCATCATAGCCACTTCATCAGGTGTTATTGAAGCCATTGGCTTAAGTTTGTTATCAAGATATGTATTCCAGTAGTCAGCGATCTGCTCATGGTTCTTGAATGTATCACCGTGTGACTCCTGTCTGCTGTTGCTGACTAAATCAGCGGCCTTCATTAGTATTTCTTCTTTTTTCATATTATAAATCCTCCGTCTCTTTGTGGTTGTATTATATGTAGTTGGTTACGAGCACGTGTAGCGCCTACATAAAATACACGGCATTCATCATCAGAATTCTTTTCCATCGCTTCTTGAGCTTTCCTGGACAGATCAGTTAAAAGAATAACATTATCTGCTTCTCCACCTTTTGCTCCATGAATAGTACTTAAATTAATCCTAGGGTCTTTATCTAAGTTATGGCCTCTTACTTCTATGGCACGTAGAAATTCTTTATCACGATTTCCCACCTTGTCAAAAGCCACGTCCCACGGTCTTCCTCCTACAAGTAAGCCATGATGCATTACTAAATCTTCAAGCTCATATTTTTCTTTATTAGCGGTCCTAAGATGTTTGTGTCCCCTCTCAATTCCAATTTGGGATGATATGTAAGAATAAATGTTTTTAACATCAGATAATTCTACATATCCTCCACTGTTTAATTGTTTCCAAGCATCTGCGGCATTTAATAATTTTTGTGATATGGGTAGCTTATTATTTCTTTTGTAAAGCAGTCCTTGTAAACGAACATCTCTTTCAATTTCGTCTAATAAATAATTGGTACGACCTAGTATAAGCCAACTACCAGGTTCTTTTAAATTAACCCCCTCAGGAAAGGTGTGATACTTAACTAATCCATTTTTTTCTGTTCCTTCCCATTGTTTTTCTCTTCTATAATTAACTCTATTAATTATTCTATGAGATAAATTCTGAATAACCTTGGAACATCTATAGGATTGTTTTAAAACTTCTGTTTCTCCCTTAAGATTAATAAAATGATGTACGTCAGCACCAGCCCATGTATAAATAGCTTGATCATCATCACCACTCACATAAATCTTCTTGACAGGGTCCTGTGTAATCTTGTTAATCATACGCCATTGTAATTTACATAGATCCTGTGCTTCGTCCACAAACACTACATCTAGTCTAGGAACTATTCCAGACTCTAGATATAGTTCAATCATGTCCGTAAAATCAAATAGTTCTTTTTTCTTCTTAAATTCTTCCATAGATCTTTGTGCTCTTAATAAGGCATGCCAAGAAATGTCTTGTAGATTAGAATGATTATAATGATGTTCCAAATCCATACATTTCATTCTCGATAGATTAACCTCATTTATCAATATGTTATCTGTGGTAAATACTCCACCGGAGTCAACTCCATCAGTAACAGATCCTAAATCCATCCCGAATGCCTGCGCAAATTCTTTATAATTATCTCTTGACATCACTTCTGCTTTAGTCAGTCCCAGTTCATGGAATGCAAAGGAGTGTAATGTTCTGAAATATGGTAAGTGTTGCTCTTCCAAATTAAACTTCTTCATTGCCCGGTCCCTCGCTTCATGTGCCGCTTTCTTTGTAAAAGCTAAAAAAGCAATACGGTCGGGGGATGTGCCACGCGCCAGTTCCTGCTCAACAAGATTCAATAGGTTATGGGTCTTGCCCGTTCCAGGAGGACCCAGTATGATTTTAGTTTTTGGCATTCATCTCCTCATATACTTCCAGTATTCGTTTACAATCATCAGGTGTGACATTATTTTTCCGTTGGTTGAATTCCCATGAACAAAATACTATGTTGTCTTCTTGATACGGTAAAGTTGGATCAACGCGATCTATTGATATGTTTGTTTTTATTCTCGCTCCGTGACCTTGTCCATTTGATTTTTTTGTTGTAAGCTCAACTCCGGTATAAATACAATAGGGTCCGCCAAGAAGTTTCTTCTGTTTTTCCCACAGCTCCAGGAGATGATCTCTTCCTCTTATGCCGTTGTTAATCTTCACCGCCCTGTTGTTATGCTTATGATAAGATGAATCTTTATCACAACTCTTCTTCAGATTGCTCCAGGTTTCTTGAAAAAATCCTTTCTCGGATTGACGATAATTTTCATCCCAAACAGGTCTCATTTTTTTGATGTATGCTAAAGATTCTTTAGAACGGTATGACATTCTGCTCCTGTATTTCATGTTCCGTGTCTTGTTTCTTGAATGACGGAACACCCCACGTGTTCACGCCTCTTCCGTTTAGTTTCCAAAATCTTTGAACTCCGTTAATCTTTCTCAGTTCCGCTATGATCTGTCCCGTGTTGCTGTAATGCGTGAACTTGTTCCTGATGAGATAGGCATGCAAGTCCTTCAACATGAAATAGGTTCGTTCCAATTTAACTTCTTTTTTATTCTCGTCCACCTCGTTGACCCATTCCGTCCACGGCTTTCTCAGTGTTATCTCCTCTTTCTTTTGTGCCTGCGCCCGATCAGTGCAAAACTCCTGGAGGTGAGATAAGAATTGACCGGACACAGTTCCATCGTTGGCAACATTAATGATGGTAGCTTTTTTTAAGAAGCCATTAATATATTTCTGCCATTCGATGTTCTTCATCAGAGAAGGCATCGTTTTTACAACTTCTATTACCTTCTTCTGAAATTTTGTTTGAATCTGCAGTTCCTCCGCCGTGAGCTGCACCTTGTGGTCTGAATTGGGATCATCTGACATTATTTCTGTAATAAATAAGGGAGGTTCAGTGTTTAATATTGTTATTGATAGAATTTGTACATATGAATTATCTGTTCCAACCCCGTATCTTCTGGTCTTGCACAAATTTACATTACAATAGGAAATAATGGGTTGATCCTTGCATTTATACATGTATCCTTTTTTATCCAATGCCTTCACGACGTTGGCGACCTCCCTGTGATCAAGTGGTGGTTTCATGAATGTTTGATTATGCTCTTCCAACAGTTTTTCCCAGTTGTCCGGATCAAATTTCTTTAAATAAACTCCGATGTTGAACAGGCCGTTATTCCTCGTTCCTGCGGGAAATCCCTGTGAACATAACGCCTGCAGGCACGGAGGACCGTCCTTGATTACTTCTTTAATCGTTTGGGCCCCTGTCTTGTCAATGTCCTTGACGGCGTACTTCTCATACATTTCAAAGAACTCATCCAGAGTCGCCGCTGTCGCATCATCCTTGATGGCATAGCGCACTGACTTGTCACTGTTGTAATAAGGAAGATTTAAAAAATTACCTAGGTCTCCTTTTTCTATTTGAATTCCTGATTGTTTTGGAAAAACTTCTGAATCGGACTGGCCGATCGTAGCTGCCATGTCAGTCAGCTTGCTTCTGACAAGCTTGGAAGCGATTGATTGTTGCATGAATAGGAAGAGATGCGCTCCTCCGCTTTTAGACTTGCAGTAAACCAAAGGTAAATCTAATTTTCTGATTTTGTTAATGAGCGCGCGATGATCCAAAGGATAAGTATCAATATCAATACATCCCCACTTAGTAGTATTATCAGCCCTAATAGGAATAATCCCAAGAGACGGACCCTTACCCTTGAGGTGGTTTTCCCATAATTCATCCGTAACCTCCTTTGTCACCATATAGGACTTGCCTTGTTGCTTACCGTCAGCACGCGAACCTCCCGGTTGGTGCTGACCATAAGCTATATCCAAACCTTCAAATATAGATTTAAATTTTTTAAATACCACTCGAAACTCCAGTTACACACCTAAAAAGGTATGTCTTCATTCGTTTCGGGTTTATCTTTTTGGACTAATTTAGGGGTTTCCGGCTTTGCTTCTACAGCTCCGCTTTGAGCGGATTGAGCAAATGCTTTACTTTCACCGTATATAGTAGCATCAGAAACCTGATCCCCTTTCTCAACTTGGAATCCAAACCAACTTCCCCTGTCATTGGATTCACTTACAGTTGATAACTTATAAGTAAACGCATATGTAGGAGGAGTAAACATCCCAGATGGACCCTTGATTTTTTGTGACAGCATCAGGCTGTTCCAACGTCTGCTTTTTTTAAGCTGACTTGAAGCCATGCTGATCACAGCATTTTGGTATCCACTATCAGAAAGTATGATAACATAATGATAGGCTGTTTGAACAATATGATTTCCAGTAGGGAGAATCATTTTGTTGGTCATAGGGTCCCTTTTTGTTTGTCCTATGATGCCACTTTCAGCACTGTGGGAGGCAATGAATCCGCCACCTTGTTCTCTAGGTTTCCACTCAACATATCTCAAGTGGTAGAAAACAGGAATGACTTTTACATCGTCAAAGGTTTCCTGTGTTACTGTATTATACAGTTGTCCTGCTTTAGCAGTTTCTATGTACTCTGCTTTTGAAGGATTTAATTGAGGACTTGAAGTTTGCAAAATGCTAATGTAAGGAATAGCTGTATCCCTTGCTAGATTAAGCTCGCCGAAGCCGCTCAAAGATTTAGCGTCCTGTGCAATAACTGCCAGGTCCACGCCATTACTTTTTTTAGGTTTTTCTGTTTTAGACATTAATATTTCCTCTATTCAGATTTAATTGTTGTTTTGTGACCAACAAAAGCGCCAAGAAGATCCATAGGGAGTTCCTTACCTGCTTCATATTGTTCACGGACGAATGCGCGAAGGGTGGAAGGTTCGACCGATTCGCGTTGCGTAGATTGATATCCCTTCTCATTGAGATGGGACAGTAATCCACTAGCTTTCTCTTCTTCATTCCTTCCAAAGCTACAAGTGACTTGGTTTTTTACTAAATCCCCAAATCCGTTGTCTCTTAACCATTTGAATACTTTAGGTCTATTCTCTTTTAAAGGAGTAGCTGTATAGTATTCAGAAACTTTTATTTTTCTGCCATCAGATAATTTTATTTCTGATAATCCAACTTCAGAAAAAAGACTTGGTAAAACTTCCCTTGAAAGTTTTCTTTCATAGTCTTCTTTCTTTTGTAATTGTTCTTTTAATTTTGATATTTCTTCTTGCGTGTCTGCAATGTCGGTTGCCACTGCCCCAATCCTACCCAATGCACTAACTGGGATGGCTGATGCATCTTTTTCCATTTCTTGTATTAAGTTATTCATTCTTTCCTCTCAAATCTATTTCTAAGTCGTAATACCGCTTATCGTTACGGTCCCATTTTAGAACTTTAAATTTTCCGTTATTAAAATCTGATGCAATTGCGCAACAGAGCCCTATTATAGCAGGATCTCCGATTAAAAGCAAGTAGTCATTATCATTAAAATCCTTTAATTGTTTTTGAAGCTCAAAAGTTAAAGGACCGGACGCTAAAATCATTTGTTTTCTGTCGGAAAGCATGATTTTTAAATCACCAAACTTCTCAGCCGAGCGAACATTATAATCCATTACTTGCGGTACAAAAACTGTCATTTATTATTTCTTGACTCGCATTATATATCATGCTATAATGTTTGTCAACATTAGAATTAAGAATGTATAAATTTAAAACTAAGCCATATGAGCATCAGAGCGATGCGTTAAAGAAATGCTGGAATAAGGAATCCTTTGCTGTCTTTGCGGAGATGGGAACAGGAAAGACCAAGATAGCATTGGATAATGCATGCATACTTTATAATAAAGGAAAAATAAATAGGCTCCTTGTCATTGCCCCCAAGGGTGCGTATATGACCTGGGTCGAAAATGAAATTCCAGTCCATGTCCCTGACTACATAGATAAGGAAGTATTGGCATGGAAACCTTCCATGAGTGCTAAATACCAGGCGCAGTTAAGACAATTCAGGGGAAACGGTTTCAAGTTAAAAATCTTCGTAATGAATGTGGAAGCTTTATCCACAAAGAAAGGATTAAAGAACGCTGCACTGTTTTTATTGGGGAAGTCCATGATGATCGTGGATGAAAGCACTACCATCAAGAATCCACAGGCAAAAAGAACAAAAAATATCTTAGCTCTGGCAAAAGAAACAAAATACAGAAGAATATTGACAGGATCCCCTGTAACAAAATCTCCTTTGGACCTATGGTCACAAATGGATTTTCTTGACCCGGAAATACTAGGGCAGTCAAGCTACTATGCATTTAGAAACAGATATGCCATCATGCTTACATCAAATGCTGCCGGAGGAACCCATACCTACCAACGAGTTGTGAGATTTAAGAATTTAAAGGAATTGGGTCAGATAATAAGTCCTCACTCATACCGTATATTGAAGAAAGACTGCCTTGACCTACCAGATAAGGTATATAGCAAACGTGAAGTGGAACTGAGCGATGAGCAAAAAGAAGCTTACAAGGACATGAAAGCAGATGCCATCACTGTAT